TGAGTGAGGGCTACACAAGCACATGAGTCAGGTCAACATTACAACTACTAAAAATACCGTTACTGTTAACGGTGAAACAAGGGTTGTTACGGTGGCAACTCAAGGACCTCAAGGAGCTTCAACCGCTATAGATACATCTAGTGCAGTTGATAATTCTTTGGTGTACTATCACGCATCTAGTGGTACATTAAAAGTAGATGATACTACTACCAAACTAACACTCGTTAATGGAGGAAACTTTTAGGCCATGTCTAACACTATAAGAATTAAAAAGAGAGCAGCGAGTGGAAGTGCTGGTGCTCCTTCTAGTTTATCTCCTTCAGAATTAGCTTTTAACGAAAACGATCTGAAATTATATTACGGTTTTGGTGATAATGGATCTACCCCACCTTCTGCAAGTTCAATCATTACTGTTGGTGGTTCTGGAGCGTTCTTTAATAAAACAGATACAAGAAATGCAAATATTGTATTAGCTGGCCCTACAACTGGAAGTGCTGCTGCACCTACATTTAGGTCACTTGTTGCCGCAGATATTCCTTCGATAACTGCGTCAGGGGTCAGCGATTTCAATTCCGCAGTTCAGGCAAATAGAGTAGACCAATTAGCGAGTGCAACCAATCCAGTAACAGGAGTTACGCCTACAGCCGATGCTCATTTTGCGACTAAGGGATATGTAGATGGTGTCAGCCAAGGATTAGATATTAAAGACAGTGTTAAGGTTGCTACTACTGCAAATATTACACTTTCTGGAACGCAGACTATTGATGGTGTTGCTGTTTCTGCTGATGAAAGAGTTTTAGTTAAGAACCAAAGTACAGCAAGTCAGAACGGACTGTATCTTTGCAAAGCAAGTACATGGGTAAGAACAGATGATTTAGCTGCTGGTGTCGATGCTGCTGGAATGTTCACCTTTGTTGAACAAGGATCTACAAATGCCGATCAGGGTTTTGTTTGTAGTTCTGACAAAGGATCTGCTGTTGTCGGCACTAATAATTTATCTTATACACAATTTAGTGGTGGTGGAAACTTAACTGCTGGAGATGGTTTAGATAAGTCTGGTAACGAGTTTAGTGTTGACCTTAAATCTAATGGTGGAATAGTAATTGAATCAACAGAAATGGCTCTTGATTTAGGTGCTAGTTCTATCACAGGAACTCTTGCCATATCAGACGGGGGTACAGGAAGTACCTCTGCATCAGGTGCGAGATCAAATCTTGGGTTAGTGATTGGCACAAATATTCAAGCATTTGACCAGCAATTATCTGATATAGCTGGTTTAACTCCAACGGATAGTAATTTTATTGTTGGTGATGGTTCTAATTTTGTTCTTGAGTCAGGAGCTACAGCAAGAGCAAGTCTTGGTGCACAGGCATCTGCTACAGACTTGACTAACCTATCTGCTTGTCAATCTGGTGGATCTGCTGCTTTAGCTGCTCTTACTTCAACAGAAATTGGTATTCTTGATGGGGCAAATATAACGACTTCTGAGTTGAATACAGTTTGTGATGGTAATACTTCAGCTACATCAACAACACTTGCTACAGCAGATAGATTTGTCTGTAATGATAATGGAACGATGAAACAGGTTGCATTGTCTGACCTGGTTACATTTTTGGAGGATGGTTCTACATCTGGTTTTGATGTAGATGGTGGAACATTTTAGACCATAGGAGGTAAAAGCCAATGGCTAATGTAATTAAGCTAAAACGAGGTACTAGCACACCCACAACAAGTGATATAACAAGCGGTGAAGTTGCTTTAGATACTTCTGCCAAGAAACTGTATGTAAATGATGGTGGAACTGTCAAAGAAATTGGCGGTGGTGGTGGGGTTACATCTGACGCTGATAATAATACTATAGGAGGTACTAACGCTGGTGATAGCATTACCAGTGGAACAGATAATACATTTTTTGGTAAAGACGCTGGTACTGATATTACTGACGGTCAATACAATACATTTATTGGAAGTCTTGCAGGGTCAAATACAAACTCTGGAACCTATTTAAATACTTTTGTTGGGTATAATGCTGGTGTTAATAATGGTAATGGTAACCATAATGTTTTTCTAGGAGCAAATGTTGGATTAAATAACGAGGCTTGGGACAATGTTTTTATAGGAAATTATAGTGGTGACGCTAATACTTCGGGAACTCAAAACGTATTTGTGGGTAAAAATTCTGGTACTGCAAATACTACTGGTTCCTACAATGTTTGCCTAGGTCATGAAGCTGGTAAATCACTTACTACTTCTTCTTATGGAGTGTACATTGGATATGAAGCTGGAAAAACCTACAGTAGTGAAAACCAATTTGGAGCTTCTGCTGTATGTATTGGTGCTGAAGCTGGTGAAAGTGCAACAGGAGTTAAGAACACTATTGTAGGAACTAAAGCTGGTCAAAGTATGGGATCAGCAGCAAACTGTGTATTAATAGGAAACGAAACAGCAAAAAACAGAACTGGAAATTATAACGTAGCTATCGGAATGTCAGCTTTACCCGTAGCTGGGGCTGGTGCTAATACAGTTGCAATCGGATTTTATAGTGGTGGTGCTTTAACTTCGGGTGATGACTGCGTTTTTCTAGGTCATCAAGCGGGCGATAATGGTACGACAGGAGATAACAATATTTGTATAGGTTCTGGCTCAGATTTAAGTTCGGCAACTGTTAGCAATGAAATAACTTTAGGTAATGGCAATATAACTAAATTTAGAATACCAGCTTTAAGTTTTTCTATAAGTGCTTCTGCTGTAACTAACGGTGCTGCGTTCTATGAAAATGCCAAGACTGTAGCTGCTGATTATACTTTAAGTGGGTCTAACGCAATGGCAGCAGGTCCTATAACTATAAATTCAAGTGTCACTGTTACTATTAGTTCGGGTGATACTCTTACTATTGTTTAATCATGGCTGAACGTACCACAGAAGAAATAGCAACTATTTTTGAACACGCTGGTCACAGCGTTAATGTAATTAATACACTTGCAGCATTGTCATCTTTAACAGATGAACAAAAGGCAGAGGTAGAAAGAAATGTAAAACATCTAGAAATAATTAGAGGTTATACAGATGGTACGACTAGCATTTGGAGTAGCGATTACGACTTCTCGGAGCAAGATCAGGCAGTTATACTAGGAAAAACATTGTATTAATGAAAGAAATCATCGAAAAACAGATTCTTGAATGGCAACAGGAGATAATTAATCAAAGGCAATATATTTTACGTTTAGAAGGTGGAGTGCAAGCATATCAACTGTTATTGCAAGAAATAAGTAAAGAGCAACCTACAAAAGAAAACGTAAAAAAGTAGAAGGGATACTTGTAAGAGAGTGTCCTGTCTGTGGTGCAAGTTTTAATACGATGGAGCAGAGGCGTATATATTGTTCTGGAGCGTGTAGAACAAAGTCCTGTAGAACTAAATCTACTTGTTAGGTTTGCTTATCATTTGATGTCTTATTGCTCCTAAAGTGACGTAGAGTGGAGATAGACCTATAATTAACAGTAATGTAGCTAGTGTCATAACAGACATGGCTCTAATCAAAACAAATTTTATCATGTTTCAGAAAATTGCTAACATTTTAAGTATAGCTTCATTTATTTTAATCACTAGCACTTTAGGTGCATCATATTTTGGTTATAAATACCTTACGTCACCACAATTTCAAACCAAAATGATGAATAAAGTCCTAAAAAATGTACAGGGACTTATGCCCTCTATGTTAAATCAAAGAATACCAAACACAACTGGTGAATCTATACCATTACCATTTAAGTAGTTGGAAATACCAGAAATAGTAATACCAGAAATTAAAGTTTTTACATATATACCTGCAACAAATGAAAGTCTTAACATACCCTTACCTAATGTTGGTATGCCTGGTTGTGTAAAAACGCATAGAGATATATCTATAAAAAATACACAAATAGTAAATGATGATCCAAATCAGGCGTTTTATACGTGTCCTGATGGTAGTTCTATCCCTTCTTACATTCCAATAGACTACAACCCTACAAAACTGGAAATACTAGAGCAATTAAAACCTTCTGTTAATGACAAACCTGATACCTCTAAAACTAATACACCAGAAATACCTAAAAATAACAAGAAAGAAGAAATAGTAATACCACCTTGTCCAGATCCTAAATCTGCATTAAGGGTAGGTTCATTTGCTAATGACAAAAAATTAGAAAGAGTAAAGGCGTTTGAACGAGGCGAAAATGGCATCGATTGTAATATTATCTGGGAACCTGTGCCTTTTAGTGAAAGTTACATACCAACTGTAAGCACCATAATCTCAACAGGAGCAATAGCACTAGTAGCAGCTACATCACCCTTAATACTTAATGTAATAAAACCCCTTATTAAAAATTTAATAAAGAAAGTAACTACTAGAAAAAAAAGCTAATATTAATATATAGCTTGCATAATGTAGGGGTATACCCCATACTATAGAAAAGCTGTTATTGTTTACTATCTAAGGCTATGAGTTTTGAAGATGAACTGGAGGCTATAGAAAGGGAAGAATGGCTAGCTAAATTTGATGATCGTCATGTCATGAACGCTGCAAGAATGTTTCTTGAATGGCTGTATCATTTACCTGATGATTATGAACCAAACACTTATTCTGAATTTAGTTTTTAACCTATGAAGCCTCAACCAGAACAACTACTCAAACAGTTAAAAGATTGGCAAAATAAAAAGAAAGTATGTCAGGAACAGATAGACGCTAGAAAAACAATATTAGAACAGTACTTTAATGATGGCTATATTATGTCTACATTTTCTATAGAAGGTGTTAAGGCAGAAAGAAGGCGTAAACCTGAGAAATGGCAATATAGTGATAAATTAGAACAGTATAAGCAGGAAATGACAGATGCTATAGAATCTAAGGAGCAATATGAAAGAGAAGAAGGCATTGCAAAGAAAAAAGAAACTACATATACATGGGCTATAAGATGAAAACATCAGAACGTGTAATAAATGCACTACAACGTGTAAAAGAGCTTTTAGGATTAGTAGCTGATTGGACTAAACAGCCAAAAGAACAAGATGCACTTACAAAAGAATTTAGAGAAAAAAAATTAAAAATGATAGAAGATCTATATACGCAATTAGGCCAACTTAATGACAGGTTTATGTTTACCCATGAATCAGAATTTAAAACTAAGGAATATATAGTGGAATATGATGCGTTAAAGAAAAAAATAACAGATTTAGAAAAATGAACGCACAGAAAAACAAAGGTGATAGGGCAGAAAGAGAAGCCTGTATATATTTAACAGCAGCTACAGGACATATAGTAGAACGTAGGTTTGGCGCAGGTATGGAAAATGATAAAGGTGATTTAGTTGGTATACCTAATACTGTTGTACAGGTATGTGATATGAAAGATAAAAGTGAAGCAGTACTTAGAAAACCTAGAGAAGCAGAACAACAAAGACTAAATGCAAAAGTAGACCATGCTATTACTATGGTCAGGTTTAACAAAAGACCAGGTTGTAAAGAAGGTGATAACTGGCGGGTTGTAATGACTGTTGAACAGTATGCAAGATTAATAAAATGAAGGTATTGGTAGCCTGTGAATATAGTGGCAAAACAAGAGACAGTTTTATTAGAAATGGACATGATGCCATAAGCTGTGATTTATTGCCTACAGAAAGACCAGGTAAACATTATCAGGGTGATGTAAGAGATATTATTAATGATGGTTTCGATCTAATGGTTGCACACCCTAGTTGCCAACACCTTGCTTGTAGTGGTGCTAAACACTTTTATCGCAAGCAGAAAGAACAGAAAGAAGCATTAGATTTTGTACGTTTGCTTATGAACTGCAACATACCTAGATGGTGTATAGAAAATCCTATAAGTGTTATAAGTTCTGCAATAAGACCACCAGATCAGATAATACAACCTTATGAATATGGTGATCCATTTCAGAAATCTACTTGTTTATGGTTAAAAAATCTACCTTTACTGAGACCTACAAAAATAGTAGATAAGGGTGAGTTTTACATTAGTCCTAGTGGTAAAAAATTACCTGCTTGGTATAGTAACAGTAAAAATTGGAAAGATAGAAGCCGTACTTTTAATGGAATATCTGATGCATTTGGAGACCAATGGGGTGATGAAAACAGACTACCTATACCAGTAGAACAACTAAGTTTATTTTAATTACTTGACAGGGGTATACCCTTGCTGTACATTTAATATTGTAAACACAACCGAGAGGTTTTCCAAATGTCTAATTTTCTAATGATGCTAGCAGCGTCAGGGTTGTTTTATACAGCCCTCTCATCAACTTTATATGACATGACAGTTACAGATTGTAATGCAGGTATAGAACTAGCTTGTAAGGAGGTAAACAAATGACACCAACTTTTGAGGTTTTTCAGATTGAACTTACGAGCAATGAAAGAGACATACATGACTTGTATGAAAATGATAGGAATAGAGAAAACCGACAATTTGCTACAGCAGCATATTGTAAAGCTATGAATGAAGAAGTTAATGGCAAAAAACTTGTTAAATCAAAACTATGGAAGGCAAAAGACCATGACGATTTGTTTAATAAGATTATGAAAAAAACTAATTGTAATATTGATGAAATAAATTTTTGGGAATTTAAGGAGAATAATACATATAATGAACTTCTAAAAGACCCATTTTATGAATTTCACGAAAAAAGAATCAAAGAAGATATAGAAAGGGAAGGTGATCTTGATAAACTATATGAGGGATTGTAATTAAGTAAATAAATTATGACTACATTTGTACCTATTACACGTTTTTCTAGATGTAAACGCTATGCAGGGGCATTAATAGCTTGCCCTAACTGCAAGACAATTACAAGAACAGGACATTTATCCTGGGCAGTAAAAAGATGTCAAAACTGTAAAGCAGATATAAATAAATTTGATTGGCTAATAGAAAAAGGTAAGTATTCTAAGGAGGCAAACGAGTAATGCCAAACATTGTAGAAACTGATTTTTGGGTAAAAAACCTTAGAAAGGAAGTAAAACAAAAAACAAATAATAGTTTTTATATAAGTAACTGCAAGGGTAAAATACGTATAGAATGTAAAAAAAATAAACAAAGAATAAAAGGTCAAACTCTAAAATTGCCTATTTTTTGGCATGAAAATAATGTTAATGAGGCTCTTGAATTAATAGTTAAAATTTATAATATTTTTGACAACGGAATAGGGTGTGAAACATTGGCAAAAGCGTTTACTATAGCAAAAACATCAGTAATAAAATATACAGAAGGATTTTCAGAAAGAGAATTAGATTTAATTTATTATGGTTTAAAAGAAGCAGTTTACAAAATAGAAACCACAGCTATTGGAAATGAACAATGTATAGGTGAGGATATGGCTGAACATTATTTATTAATAGGAAAAGTACTTAAAGAAAGGTGGAAAGAATGACATATTAAAAATAGTCGGGAAGCCTGATAGTTGGGTTGTGAGATTTCCTAACTTGAAAGTTATAAAAAACCTATTGCACTAGGAAAGACAGGGCAGAGTACAATTTGGATCTGATCTAAATCCCGACTTACAACCCCACAAGGGGTTTTTTATTGTCTAGTTTAATTTTGGAAATAACTGCTGTTCTAACATATCAACAGCTTTATCATCTAAGGTATTTGTTGTCTGCTTACAAATTGTTTCCCTTAAAATATCTATTATTAAACGCTTTACAGCAGTAGTAGATAAGAACCTAATTAATATAGGTTTTAAAATTTTGTACATAGTTTGTTTGACTTTACAAACATATTGTAGACGTTAAATTTAATATGGTCATCTATGAGGCTGTCTAATCCTAATTGCAAAGCTAGATAGCCTTTTATCACCTTCTGGGCTTTATTTCTGCTACAGCTAGTTCTACTTCCTTCAGCCTGTGAAATACCTCTTTCATATCATCGTGCATATCATCTATTTTTGTTGTTAATAATTCTATTGCTGTTGTATTTCTTACTAAGTCATCCCTTGATTGCCTACCTCTATAAGACACAGAACCTACAGATACAAAACAGGCTGTTAACATTGCCCCACCTACTGCTGCTATTACTTCTATCACTTTTCTTTACCTTAATCTACAGCTATTATAGATTAAAAACTCATGTCAGAGCAAAAATCTAAAAATCCTCTACAGAAAATAAAAGAAAAGTTTGACGATAAAGAAGAACAACTTGAGATACTAGGAACCTTTATCAGGTTAGGTGTAATGGTCTGGGCTGGTTTTATTATTAGCCTTAATTACATAACAATACCTGGTCTCACAGAAGATAGAGAAGTTAAAGATATAACATTCATAGCTTCAGTATTTACAGGCTGTTTAGCAACTTTTAATATCACACCAGGCGGTAAAAAAAAGAAAGATGAAAAGATAGAAGAGGGTAAAGCTGTTGCAAACTCTAATGAAAACGTGCAAACTATAAGAATAATACAAGAACCAATTAAAATTATTGGTGTAAAAGAAGTAGACCCTAAATCAAAAGCATGAAAAAACTACTACCTTTTATTTTTTTATTTTCTTCACCAGCTTATTGTGACGTAACGAGCAAGCTACAAACTTCTGTATCTATACAGGTAAATGCAGCAGGTACACAGGTAGAAAGATTAGGGGGTTCTTATAGTGCATCTGGTACTAATGTTGGTACTTCTAACTCAGGAGATCAAGTAGGCGGTTTTAGCGTTAACTCAACTACTAATGCAGTTACTTTTGATGCAGGGCAATATTCTATTAATTCTAATGCTACAAACTGGTCATTAACTGAATCATTACTACAGCCTGATACTATGCAATCAGGTACTTTATCTGTTGGTGCTGTTAATAATTTTGGTAATGTAACATCAACATCTGCTGGTGTAGGTACTGGATTTGATGTAACTATGAAATCAGATCATA